AATGATTTCAATTGTTTAATCTCAGGATTCGTAGGAGGTAAAGGGTTTACCAAATTGGTAGAACCAATTCCCCATAAGAAAGATTCAATATCGCTCGAATTATGTGATAATTGGTCAGGTGCGACACGCCCTTGTAATAAACCATCACCAGGTAAATATGTGGTTTGTGGAACACCATAAGAATGATATGTTCTATAGTTAATATGTTGTGTAATTGACCTTTGTTCAGAGATATAATCACCAGGAGTATTTTTATTTCTAGTAGAAGCCATTTTATATATAACTATAAAATATTTTATGTTAGTTTTTGAATCAATAATAAATATTGTTCATTGTCTTTGTTAAAGACACCACGATGAAAACTGGCTAAACAATAATGAAAAAACATCAAATAATCATAAGAAAATAATACACATTGTCCAATTTCGCGGTCAGTAGAAAACATGCGGGCGGCGGCTAAATCATATAACTGTTGAAATAATTCGTTATCTTTTGTGTATTCATATAATTGTGATAAAGAAGTCGATATATCTTCTTCATTATAGGTTAATTCATCGCGAGTTTCTTCATCCATATGGTCTAATTCAGGGTTCGGAGTACAAACCATGGTAAATAATTTACGGATAGTATTGCGATAAGTGAAATTGTTGGTGTAATGTATTTCATCGTTAAAATTATATTGAATATTCATTACTATGTATAACGCATAATATTTATATTATTTGTATAAATATTATGATATCGCATCATTTTTATTATGAGAATATAATAAAAAATCATTCCGAAATATTAGTGAGTAGGTTTATTCGTGTATATTTTCAAAATTTCCTCCTCATTTTCTGCGACTTCCTCCAGTACGTCTTGTTTTGCGATTTCTTCTGCGAGTGCGACGTCCGCCTTTTTGATGACGTTTGGTTTTCTTATTTTTGCGTCTCATTGAACGAGCACGTCTTTTTCCGCCTTTTACTTCTTCTTTTTCTTCGAATGGTTCATTAATTTCTGGATTTTCTATAACTGGTACAATTGGAGATTCTATTTCAAAAGGATTTTTTACTTCCTCCTCAGGGGTCTCTACTTCTTCCTTCATAGGTGCGACTTCCTCCTCAACAGGGGCTTCCTCTTCTTCAACAGGGGCTTCCTCTTCCTCAACAGGGGCTTCCTCTTCTTCAACAGGGGCTTCTACGACTTCCTCTTCAATAGGAGCTTCTACGACTTCCTCTTCAATAGGAGCTTCTACGACTTCCTCTTCAATAGGAGCTTCTATAACTTCCTCCTCAACAGGGACTTCTTCTTCAATAGATTCAACCACATCCTCTTTCAAATCGGATAGTAATTCGTCTTTCAGCTCTTCTTTAATTTCTTCTTTAATTCTATTTTTAAGGTCATCTTTAATTTCTCGTTTAATTTCTTGTATAAATTCAGAATCTCCGCCGTTAAACATATTTCTTATATATTATATGAACATAATATAATATAAAATTCTAAATTAATTTGTAAAATTGCGAGTAGATTGACCTCCTCTGACCCAACCATCTAAAGCCGCTTCTTGAACAACAAAGGCAGGATTTTTCACACGTTCTTCCATATGAGTATCGGTAGGATACATGGAATAATTACTAAATGATTTTTCCATAATAGTGGAAACACTTTTCTTATCACTAACAAGTTCTCCTTGTTGTAGTTGACTTTCTAAAGCAGGATCACAACTACCTTTTCCTAAATAAGGAACAGTTGCGAATGGACGAGGAAATAGCATTAGTTTCTCTAAAGGCCTTTCTTGTTCGGTTTTCAAAGTTAGCATAGAGTTCACATCAATAACAGAACCGGCAATTCCAGTACCACTTACCATCATAGTAGGTTGTTGAGTAGCAAATTTCACTTGACTATCTGTAGTTTTATCGCTAAAGAATTCAGATAACATATAATTTGCGAAACGAGTATTATGTAAATTACGTTGAGTTTGGTCAGTTGCGTCTAAACCAATGCGACCCATATTATTGAAAATATATGACGACATCTTATTATAATATATTATAATATAATAAGAGTTTTTTCTCTATAAAAGGAAATATAATTCATTTTATTTCACTAAATAAGGGGTCTCCTTAGAAATCGTAGGTTCTCCCTATTAATTGGTATGTCTTGATAAGTTTCTAGCACAAGCGAATTTATTGCCTTCTTTACAAGAAATCATACTACCATAACAAAATTCGGCAAAAGCGCCTTGGTCATTCGGAATAGTCGTATTTGGATTACTATGGAAAGGACGTAAAGATTGTTCAAAAACAAATTGTTCTCCTAAATCTTTAAATAATTTATCGGCAATATCTGGTTGGTCAGGATTTGCTTCACTTACTAATTGTTTGGCCTGTGTTAAAATTTTATTGTTGATATTATCATTAAAAGCAGGAGGAGCGGGTTTTTTGTTTGGATTATAGTCATAATCGGTCATCAAAACATTACTAAATGGATTGCTTGAACTAGGCTCATCAAATACATCAGGAGAAATAGAAATGTTATTTTCTTTTAAATAAGCCATGGCTGGATTATCAAAGTTCTCTACTTTGTCTAAATTAGGTTTTTTCTTTTCATTCTTTTGTTTTTCTTTTTCGTGATAATAATGAAATAAAAAGATTGCGAAAAATGTTATTGCGCTAATAAAGAGTAGACGAATATTTCTAGTGAAAACAAAACCGATAATCGTTAAAATAATAACCACTCTGGTAATTGCGTTTAATTTTTGGTTATAATTCATCGTATCAATAGGAAAAAACTCGAAAATATATTCCTTATCAAATAAAATGTTGGGGTTCTCTCCCCAAAAAGCAACTTTTTTACAAGCCGCAGGTTTTACGGGTAATGGTAAAATTTCAGCCAGTGAACTTTGTTTTGATACAGTTTCTTCATTTTTATTATGGTCAGTATTTATATGTTGAATAATTTGACTACTAGGTTTATTGTATTCCATTTATATATTATTATAATTTATATTATATATAATTACTAAATATAATATAAGATGTCTAAAATTCCATGGACAAATGAGAACATAAAATTATGCGGGAGAACCTCTTGTTTTTATACATTTGCTATCTACTTCTAAACTTTCGCATTTTTCCGTTTGTGGAATCACTCGTAATACACATTTTGATTTTTCGCCATATAAAGGTTCAGTACAACCTTTTTCTTTGTTCTCTTTACGTTTTTTCATGGTTTTACGTACTGCTCTAATAAGCTTTCTTCCATTTACTCTCTAGTTTTAATACATTTTTCATCCATTTGAAATGTAGCAATTTTATCTTCCTGTGGAACTATATTAATTACACATTTTGATTTTTTTCCATAAAGCGGTTCTGTACAACCTTTTTCTTTTTTCTTTTTTGTAGATGTTGGTTTGAATGTGAATATTTTTGGTTTTTCATGTGTACATCTTGCCCTAAAATGTTCATATCTCTCCCTAACATCACAATAAGATAGATTAGAATTCTTTCCAAGCATTTTATTGACTAATTCGTGCAATTCATAGATATATTTTGAAAATGTTGCTCGATTTTCCATATGACACATCAAAAGAGGTTTCTTTTTTAAATTATTCGTTAAATTTATTCTACAGTGTTTGCAAGGTAAAACATTTCTTAAATTATATACAAAATCCTTGTAATGTTTTTTATTTTGAGCGGTTGGTTCAACTGGATAATTAAAGCTCATTATATGTAGAAAATGCCACATTGGTGGTCCAAAAACGGTTGTTAACATTCCATCTCCTGCATTATAATCTTTTTTTGTAAATGTATAATTTTTTTTTGTTTTATTATGTGTATTTCTATTTTTACGCGTTTTGTTCATTATATATTACTAAAATAAAATAAAATTATCCAAATATACAATGCGTATTTATTGAATAAAATAAATTCTACAAAAAATATTGTAAATCGGTTTTATCAGGACCATTAACATGAACGAATAATGGATTATATTTATTATACGACGCGCGATGACCATCCCATTTAATGGTATTGATAGAAATACCCGCTGTATTTATAAACATTGAATTATAATAATCTAATGTAATTAGGTCAGGACGAGATAAAAATTTACTAGTCCAATAACGTTGGTCATCATCGGAATCATTATATTGATATCCCAAAAGGCATTCACGCAACGCCCATACTCTACCAATATATAATCCACTATTTAAGTATGGAAATTCTAAATTTTTAAAAGCGTATTCGGAGGCTCTTTGCGGGTCAGGATTACAATATTTCTCCGCACCGAAAACAATCGGTTTACCAAATTCTAAATAACGGTCAATCAATTGTTCATGATTACCACAGTATACTACATCATACGCATCTGTAAATAAAACTATATCGTTTTCTTGAAGTTTAGCACCCCATATATAATAATACACTTCTTTGATTTTTACACCGAAATTAGCGGTTGCTAACCAACCAATATTACGGTTTTCTTTTTCTCCTAATATTGTTATTTGTTCACCTTGTCTAGTCAAACGTTTTTTAATGAATAACTCTAAGTTTATATTAGGTTTCGTAGCAATCGTAATATAGTGTAATTTAGGTTTAGACATTATATATAATAAAAATTAGTATTTATATTATATTAGTAAAAATTGTAATATAGAATATATATCTATATATTATAATGGCCCCTGTATTAGAAGTAGTAAAACGTATTTTCCGACCTTATTCCACGTACATTATGATTACGTTATTGGTAATCGTATTTTCCATCGCAGCTTATTTCATTGTTAAGAAATATTATTTCAAGAAAGTATTAGCTGATGATAAAAAATACACAGATGTAGCAAACGCAGAGAAACGTTCTAAAGAAGTGGTGATATATTTTTTTAACGTAGATTGGTGTCCTCATTGCAAAACCGCAAAACCAGAATGGGAGAAATTTGCCAGTTCATATGATGGTAAAGAAAAAGGTGAATATGTAATAAAATGTGTGAATTTTAACTGCACTGATGAAAACGCAGATGTCACAAAGATAATCAATCGTTTCAATATTGATTCATACCCAACTATTAAAATGGTAAAGGATAACCAAACAATCGAATTTGATTCTAAGATAACCGAATATACTTTAGAACAATTTGTAAATACGATGATATAATCCAGGGAAACCTACGGGTAGGGATTCTACCCCGGACACCCCTTCCCTTATTTGGTTATATAAGTTGAGATATATATTCTAATATATTGATTTATTGTATGTAATCCAAATTATATAAATATTTCTGATAATATTTACATAATGCCTCTTGAATTGATAGTCGCAATATCCAAGAATGGAATCATTGGAAAAAACAATGAAATACCATGGTATATTCCTGAAGACCTACAACGATTCAAAAAAATAACGCAAGGAACAAAAGTAATTATGGGAAGAAAAACATATGATAGTTTACCGAATAAACCATTGAAAAATCGTACCAATATAGTGATAACAAAAGAAACCGAAAAATATGCGGGTTTAGCATCAGATAACGTCATATATGGAAATATTGCCGATATATTTACTATATTATCAACTATACGCACAGATGAACGTGTATGCATCATCGGTGGATGTGAAATATACTCATTATTTTGGAAATATTGTAGCATTCTTCATATAACAATTGTAGACGAAATAATTGAAGGAGATGTTCAATTTCCATACAGCATAGAAGAGATAGAAAAAACGCATACATTACAAGAAAAAAGCGAAATCCAATTTTCACAAATGAATCGCACCCCTTATTATTATTCAACTTATTTAGCCAATTCTGAACCGATACGAATAAGTTCTATACGTTTTTCCATCGAAGAAGCGGTTTCATAAATATCATAAATAGAAAGAGGTGGACACGCGACAAATACTTCTTTTCCAATCTTATATTCTTTTTTAACATTCAATACTCGATCGATTGTTTTATATAATAAATTCAATATATAATCAATTAACGTAGATGATTCAGTAATATCACTCGTGCTATCAAAAATAGAATTTCTACACATACCAAATATTTCTTCAGGCAAAGCTCCGTTTTCAACACAATATTTAATGGGGTAATTGGCTACAAAACCGCCATCGCAATAACAAATATTATCTTTAATAATGGGTTGGAATAAGATAGGTAAACTACACGAACTATACACCGCATCTATCACACACCAATCGGGATGTGTTTTGTATGAAAAATCAATTAGATTGAAGGTATTGATATCAGTCGACATAATATGTAATTCAATATTTGTAATTTCATATAATTCTTTTAAAGATACATTTAATGAAATGTCTTTTCCTTTAAACAGAGGAGAAAACGTATCTTCTACAATTTTTCTTTCCAAAATTCCTTTATTTTGGAATGCATATAAAATAGATTCCATAGAGAATTTATATACATTTTGCCATGGACGTTTAATAATATAATCGTCCATCGTATCCCAATCATATTTTAACGCAATGAAAACTGCAAATAAAGAACCAACCGATGTTCCGTATATGGTTTGTATATTATTTATATTCCATAATCCACTTTTATGTGTATCACGCAACAATCCATAAAATGAAAATCCAACCACACCACCGCCAGATATTACAATATGTTTTATATTCGGGGTTGATATATCCAATTCTTCTGTTTCATTGTTCTCAATCATTTTGTAAAAATGAGTATTTTATATTTATATTTTTTCTATGAATTAATATAATGTCGTCTTTTTTATACGTAAATGATGAAGAAGCACAACGCAAAATAAATATTGATGATTTGTACGCAAAAAAACAGCAAAAAGAATTAAAGCAGTTATCCATTTTTAATAAATTATTAAATCGTATTCACAAACGAATTACAATAACTGGTAAAAATAAACCGAATGATAAGCATATATGGTTTATTGTTCCTGAATATATATTTGGAGAACCTATTTATGACCAAGGGGATTGTTTAGGTTATTTAGTAGCGAAATTAGAAGAGAATGGTTTTTTTGTAAAATATGTCCATCCAAATGCTCTATTTGTTTCATGGATGAATTGGGTTCCATCCTATGTTAGAAGTGAATTTAGAAAACAAACTGGTTGCACGATTGATGAAAAGGGAAATATTATATCTAGACCTGAAGAAAAAATGGATGATACAAAATTGTTGAATGAAAAACAGAATACGAATCAAAAAGAGCAAAAACAGTACACTCCAATTGGACAATATAAACCAACTGGTAATTTAGTATATAATAATGAAATGTTTGAGAAAATAGAAAAGAAAGTCTCTTTCATATAAAATTGAAATAATAGTTCGCATATTGTTTCAGTTATAAAAATGATTTCGCCTGTAAAAAAATTTACAATACGCGTTAAAATAAATAAAAATAAGTCAAATGTAAGTTTAGGAACTGAACCAATGAATATTCAACTTCAACCACTTGAAGACGTGAAACTTGAAAAGAAATCAGAAAATAAAACAAAAAAAAAGAAATCGAATTTATCAACGATAGATAAATCTAAATTATGGGATATTTTTGATAGTGATATCAAAACATTACAACATGAAGAAGACGCGAATATTGAATGCATATATTCTACGAAAGAATTGGATTTATGTAATGAATGTAATTCCCCTTTAGTCATTATGGATGATGGATTTCCAACTTGTATAAATAAGACGTGTGGTATTATTTGTAGAGATACTTTAGACTATTCACCTGAATGGAGGTTTTATGGTAATGAAGATAAAAACGCGAATGATCCCACCCGTTGCGGAAATCCTATTAATCCTTTGTTGGTAGAATCGTCCTTTGGTTGTAAAGTATTATGCTCATCGAATTCTTCATATGAAATGAAAAAAATACGTAAATGGGCGGAGTGGCAATCAATGCCGCATAAAGAAAAGTCATTGTATGATGAATTCCAATTTATTACGGTGATGGCGCAAAACGCAGGTATTCCAAGAATATTTATTGATGACGCGATGTCGATACATAAAGATATTTCAGAACAGAAAATGTTTAGAGGTATGAATCGTGATGGTATTAAAGCCGCATCGATTTATATCTCTTGTCGTTTGAATGGTTGTCCAAGAACACCCCACGAAATTGCGGAGATATTTAAATTGGACAAAACAAGTGCGACAAATGGATGTTCCATGGCTGTGAATATATTACATAATATAGAACGCAATGTAGAAACTTCACAGCAAAGTGATTTATGTGTAACGATGCCTAGTTCATTTATTGAAAGATATTGTAGTAAATTAGGTTTTAATCAAGAATTGATTATGTTATCGAAATTTGTTACGAATAAAATCGAAAAAAATAATATTATTACTGATAATATTCCGCATGCGATTGCCGCAGGTATAGTATATTTTATTGCCCACAATTGTAATTTACATGTTTCCAAATTAGATATAAAAGCGGTATGTGGTGTAAGTGAAGTAACCATTAATAAATGTTTTAAAAAATTGGAAAGTATACGCGAACAATTAATTCCACAATGTATTTTAGACAAATATACGTAAACGGCAAATTTTAGGAATTTTTTTATGTGTTATAATGAATTATATTTTACATGAGTATATTATATAAAATATAATGGAAGAGCAACCATGCGAAAATATTACGATAGAAATTGAAAATGTTGAAACAGTAAATATCACGATTGAACCACAAGAACATTGTGAACAACACGTATGCAATTGTGATATGAATGATCCTACTATAGAACATGGTCCTTTATGCCCTGGAGCAGTCAAACCTGAAATAACGGAAGAACCAACTCCAGAACCAGTGGTAGAAACCCCTGTAGAA